CCATGCAAAATTACTTTTCATAATCATCTCCGCGCTTAAGGCCGCGCCGCCGAACGGTTAATACAAGACTTCAACGCATTTATTCAGTGTTTCAATGGGCAGTGGATGGCCGCCAGTTGTCATAACGAAGCCGCCTCGGTGAAGCGACTGAGGTATGAAAAAACCCGCCGTGGCGGGTCATGACACTTTCTGTAGTGCTGATGTGCGTGGGTAGTAAAACTTCGGTTTCGCCGTCGACCCTTCCTTCGGATCAACTTTTACGGTGTAACGCGTTTGTTTTTTGTATTCCCACACTTCCGTAATCACACCAGTTTTCGTCTTCCAGCTGCCCGCGGCCTGGCTTGACCACGTAACAACATCTCCTTTCTTAAACTCCATCGCCTTATCCTCTGTCGTTACCCGCTGATGCGGGAGTAATGCTTTGGTGCTGGCTCCCCACAATGAAGCAGGGAAGGCCGTCGTCGCCTTGGTGAGCCATTACCTCACCAACTAGCTGATAACCATCTGCCAGCCCAAAACATTCCCTGTATTGGTCAGCGCCAACTCCCTGCCAGTGTTGCCCGTTCTCACGCCGTTCTCGCTCTCGCGCGGGGATACTCTCTCACCGGCCGGATCGCACCCGGTGATACAGCACGTTTACGTGTAGGGGTCTTAACAGGTCATTGACGCTGTAAATCTGCATGTTGTTAAAAAGCAGGCGACTTGCTGTCCGCCGCTGGCTAACTTCGCTCAGCTGTCGATGTTTCGTTTCGATGGATTGAATATACAAAACGTATTCTTATCATGCAATACGAAATGTATAATTGGTGGGTGGTTTTGTGATAACAAATTGTATTCTAAGGTGATTTATTTTTTTAAATACCAGTGCTACGCTTAAAAAAACAGCAGGAGGGATGTGCATGGTTCTGGATGAAGAGCGTATAAGCATGAAAATTCAGGCGATGGGGCGGGCGGTGATGGAATTGTCACTGTCTGATTTACCCATGACCCAGCAAAACATCATCGACAAGCTGAAGCAGTACCGGAAGGAAACAGGAAACGTGATAGGGAAGGGAGCTAACAGGGATGCTGCGGAGTTGGTGAGGAAGGGGCAATAAAAAAGCCCGCACGGGCGGGCAGGTAGTGTTGCGATAGTTATTGTTATCAGCTTCAGGCTGGATAGTTATCGGCAGAATGGGTGATGGCTTTATGGGTGGGCAATAAAAACCCGGCGCGGTGGCCGGGTTGATTCAGGATGCCCACACCTCTGCATCAGGAAGTTTTCCACTGGTTTGCCAGTGTTTAATGACTTTAAAGGCTGCACGAGAAAAATAAACATTCTTCACGTCATTCGGCATTTTGCAGTAGTAGTCAATCTTACCGCTTTGTTCGTTTACGCTGAACTCTCCACTGCCATTTTCATTAAAAAACACATAGTTAGATGTCTTTCCATCAGAGGATTTTTTTTGAATTTGAACATAAAAGCCCATATCATTCCTCCTTAAGATTCCATACAAAACCGGCTTCGATCGTTCTCTTGTGAGCTTCATTATAGGTGAGTCCATCTGTTTTTTCTATATGAGACTCATATTCCTCGTGCGCGAAAAACTCTACGTCAGAACTGATATGTAGGTTGCAGGCTAGTCTATCCCAAGCATTTACTATTTCCGGGTCTGCGTCGAGCCTGCCATAACGTTTAGTATTGTCCTGATACACTATCTCATGATCATCGAAGAAAATATGATTTTTCACCCTTTCAACTATGTCTTCAGTCTTTGAGAGAGTGTTACAGATTTTATTAATATCTGTAGTGTCATTCCTTATGCGTTCGTACTCAATTTCAGACCGTTCAATTGCCTCTAAATAGCACTCTGGAGAGGTGTTGATCGTCATCGATATGTGATTAGACTCCTCGTCACTACCAAGAAGCGAGGCTATTTCATTAAATGCGTTTTCAATAGGGTTTATCATATCGCACCCTTACTCGATGAATTCTGAGCAATCTATTCTTTTAAAGTTGATTGTTTGAAAAGCGAAATATCCATTTATTGTGAAAATAAAATGTGGAATGTAAACACCAACGCTTGTCAGATATGTCATTGAGATCACGAGTTTGTTTTTTGCCTCATTGAGGCTGGAGTTGCTAAGGGAGTGGGCGCTGTTTAGTTCTAAAATCTTGTCTTTAAAATCATCAATATTCACTTCTGGCTTAACTTGGAAGGACGTAAATATGCTTATAACGTCAGACCTTAGATAGACCGATGCAACGGTTCCTTCATGATTGATGACGATCCTGTTTTCAAAACTCTCAGTTTTAAAGCCTGCGTTTGCAAAAATCTCTTCGAGACGCTTTATTGTAATATCAGCATTAGATAGAATCTGGTCGTTAGACATTCTACAGTCCTTTTGTAAATGTTAAATGGCTAAATTTTTATACAAAATAATTGCTTTGAGAGACGGAATCTTCGCGTTCTGATGATGCAGTTATCGCACACTCTCCAAACATCTAAACCAGCCGCATCTTCGTCTCTACAGCAACACCGATAATTCGACAGTTACCATTCACCGCTACCAATGGCCACTGTGGATTTAAACCCTTCAGGTACTTCTGCCCACCATCGATCACTAACTTCTTAAATGTTGCCTCGTTCGAATCGGATAGCTTAGCTATAACCAGACTGCCATTTACCGCATCTCTACCGGTGTCGAAAAGTACATAGGTTCCTTCAGGTATGCTCAAGCCAGTAGGGGCTGTCATTGACTCGCCCTCAACGAGCAACCAGAACGCGTCACCCTGAATGTGAGCATTCGACTCAAGCCACAGATCTATATCTTTTAGGGTGTATGGCTCAACCGCTTCGCACCATGAACCAGCCTGGACACTGCTGATTACTGGATACTTGTTACCAGGATTGTAGGGGCCAGCGTACTCCACATCACCCTTAAGCGTGTCGTCAATGATCATACCGCCAGCTCCTACGGAGAAGTTCTTTTTGCCAAGGAACTGCAATATTTTTGCGATCTCGGAAAGGCTTGGCTCACGCCGAGCGTTCAGCCAATGACTTACCGCACCTTTAGTAATACCGAGGTGCTCCGCCAGCTGTTCCTGATTGATGCCCTGACTTTTCATCAGGGTCTTAGCTAAGTCGTACCATTTCATAGTCATACCCGAATGATACAAGTTGTATATATTTGCGCGAGCCACAATTCGTATATTTTACTTGCGAACAAAGAATACAAAACGTATATTTAAGTTGTTTAAAGGAGACCCGACATGAACAATATCCGAAAAATCCGCAGAAACATCGGTTTGACTCAGCGACAGATTGCCGAAGAGCTGAACCTGTCGACAGGTGCGGTTTGCCATTACGAAAAAAATAAACGCAGCTTAAGCCTTGAGCAGTGCCGGGCGATTGTTGCAGCTCTGAATAAGCATGGCGCTTCAGTAAGCGTTGATGACGTTTTTCCACCAATCAGCAACAACGCCGCCTAATTGGCGGCCCTAACCACGAAAGGGAAAGCAATGCATTCACTTGCGTATCAACACAATACCGGAATCCACCCGGGAGCGGTGATAAACCGCGCTCAACCTAAGGCGGCACCAGACCACGAAAAGATCCGCGATGCGGTCCGGGCATGGTCGTCGGCGCTGGACAATCAGGACGTCGTTTCGGCGCTGATCATCAACGAATACCGGGAGCAGGGCGGGATCGCCATCAGCTTCCCGGAAGACATCAGCAGGGCGCGCCAGAAACTTTTTCGCTTTCTGGATAACCGTTTCGACTCTGAGCAGTACCGCGAGAACGTGCGCCAGCTGACGCCCGCAATCATGGCCGTGCTGCCGCTGGAATTTCGCAACCGCCTGGCGCCGCAGAACGACACGATGTCTCTGATCGCCTCTGCGATGAAAGAGTGTGCCGAAGCTAAACAGGCTGTGCTGCTGGACGCTCCAGAGCATCAGAAGCTGAAAGAGGTAAGCGAGGGTATAGCGTCGCTGTTCCGCCTCATGCCGGAGCAGGTAGGTCCGCTGATGACAATGGTGACGTCGATGATGGGGGTTATGTGATGGGAAGTATCAAAAACGGCGAAAGCCAGTCTGCTCGAACAGAACTGGCCTTCAGATGCAAATCGTGTGCACTCATTGCAGGAGGAATAATGGCAAAAAATCCACGCTATTACCATACCGCTGTACATAAAAACATAACCCGCGACCGCTTCATCCGCTCGGTTAACCCGATTGTGGCAGAGAAGATGCGCGCCATCTTGGAAGAACTGAAACGTAAGGAGAGTGGCCGTGGGTAACGTATCCAATTTAGCCGAAGCCAGAGAGGCCAGAAGGCTCCAGAAACCGCGCACGAATGACGGTAAGGGGTTTGCCTTGCTGCACCGTAAAATTATGGATGTGCCGTTCTATAAGGACGCTGAGGCGGCTCATTTATGGGTTCACCTGCTCCTGCGCGCTAATCACGAACAGACACTGGTATCTACTGATGTTGGCGATGTGATCTGCGAGCGCGGAGAGTTCATCACTGGGCGAAATACTCTGGCAATGGAAACAGGCTTGACCGCTGATCGCGTTAAATCACTGCTCCGTAAATTCCAGAACCTGGGCATGATCACCACCAAATCGAACAACCGTTTTACTGTTCTAAAAGTGGTCAAATATGACGAATATCAGTCAAATTTTTGTCCAGCCGATGTCCAGCCAGTGTCCAGCGCAAACGCAGTAGTACCAATGCCTGTGGAGGTTGAGTGTCCAGCCGATGTCCAGCCAGTGTCCACAGATAACAATATATTAAATAACTCTCTTACTAACGTAAGAGAGTGTGCATCAGCAGCAGAAAAACCAGAGCAGAAAAAACCTTCTCTCAGCTGCGAGCAGGTGGTCGAGGTTTACCATCGCGTACTGCCGGAAGCACAGAGCATCAGAATCCTTACTGACAAACGCCGGGCTCTAATCCGCACGTTTTGGCAGAAAGCCGGGAAAGTAACTCAGCAGCTGGACGGCCATAAGTTCACCTTGAGCGACTGGGAATCCTATCTGAGCTACATCGCCACCAACTGCCGCTGGATGCTGGAAAACCGCCCAGACCAGCGCACGGGACTCACATGGCGCCGCAAGGCTCTCGAATACTTCCTGAACGTGGATGTGTATGCCAAGACGCGCGAGGGGGCCTGTGATGACCTCTGAAATCCTGACCGTACCTCACAACGTCGAAGCAGAGCAGAGCGTCATCGGCGGACTCCTGCTGGACGACGACAACAGCGAGCGTGTTCAAAAAGTGCTGGCAATGCTCAAGCCTGAGTCGTTTTACATCCGGGTTCATCAGATCGTCTTTGCTGAATTACGTGACATGTTCCGAGCTAACAAGCCAGTCGATGGGTTGACGCTTTTCGACGCTCTGGAAAGCAAAGGACTTACGGAGCAGATCGGCGGTTTCGCCTACATCGCGCAGATCGCAAAAAACACACCGAGCGCTGCAAACATCGTGGCATACGCTGCATCAGTCCGGGAAGCTGCAATGGAGCGCTACGGTATCAGCCGCCTGACCGAAGCTACTGAGCTGCTGTATTCCCGCAACGGCATGACCGCCACGCAGAAGTACGAGGCCATTCAGGGTATTTTCACCCAGCTCGCAGACCATTCAAAAACCGGAAGTCGTCGGGGGTTGCGGTCTTTCGGGGATGTTATGGATGACTGGGTAGCGGATCTGGAGAAACGGTTTGACCCTTCAGGCGAACAGCGCGGGATGAGTACCGGTATCCCGTCACTAGACCGGCTGCTGGCGCCGAAAGGTCTGGTTAAAGGCTCTCTGTTCGTGATTGGCGCAAGGCCAAAGATGGGGAAAGCAATGGCCTTGGACGCAAAAATTCTTTTGCAGGACGGGTCTTGGACAACGCATGGGGAAATCAAAGTGGGTCAACAAGTTGCATCTGTTGATGGCCACGCCTCAATGGTTACTGGGGTATTTCCTCAGGGAGTCCGCAAAATGTATCAAGTCACTTTTGAGGATGGGCGCACCGTTAAGGCGGCCGACTCTCACCTTTGGGAGATAAGCTCTTCGAAATTTGAAGGTGATCGTGTAGTGGATACGGAAAAGTTAGAAGCGATGCTTCAAAGGGTTAGGTATCAAGGAAGGCTGCGCATTCCATCGCTGTCAGGTGATTTTGGCTCATCAACCGATCACGTCGACGGGTGGGTGTTAGGTGCTCTCCTTGGCGATGGTTCTTTAACCAAAAGCGTCAAATTCACTAACTCAGAAGACTACGTTCTGTCTCGCATGGCGGCCAGCGTATTTCCACTGAACCTCCGCCATGTTGGCGGGAATGATTACACGGTAACGCATCATCGTGGGTGTAAAAACCCTCTCCTTGAGAGATTGAGAGAGTACGGCTTGGTGGGGAAAACTGCGCAGGATAAAGAAATCCCAGAGTCTATTTTCAGTGCAGGAAAAGCCACGCGGATCGGCGTATTGGTTGGACTGCTCGAGACTGATGGCTGGGTTGAAAAATTCGGCTGCATTAGATTCTCTTCGGCCAGCAAGAAGCTTTCGCAAGGGGTGGTAAAGCTTGTTCATTCTCTCGGTGGAACAGCCAGGGAAACAACGCGCACCGATATTTCATACACCTACAAGGGAGAAGCTCTTCAGGGCTTAGATGCGCAAATGGTCAGCATGAAGCTGCCTGATGAAATTCTTGAACACATTAAGTCACCGAGGATCCGTGCAAACCTTGGTGTGAACCGTCTTGGAAACCGTGGTATTGGGATTAAATCAGTTATCGAGATTGAGCCGGAAGAGTGCCTTTGCATTATGGTGTCTCACCCCCGGCACCTCTATGTCACAGATGACTATATCGTGACCCACAACACCACCCTGTACGGGCAGATGGCGATCAACTGCGCGGTTCGTGAGAAAAAGCCAGCGCTGATGTTCAGCCTTGAAATGCCTGGAGACCAGATCCTCGAAAAACTGGTTGGTCAGAAGTCCGGCGTAAACCCGAGCATTTTTTACATGCCCGCCACGGACGATGCCGATGACCAGTACCAGGGCGACTACGACGGAGACTTTAAGAAGGCGATCGCCACAGCCGGGCGGCTGAGTGAAATCGACATGCTGTACATCGACGACACACCGGGCCTGTCACTGGCGCACATCGTTAGCGAAAGCCGAAGAATAAAACGCGAGAAGGGCTGCGTAGGCATGATTCTGGTTGACTACCTGACGCTGATGACCGCCGAAAAAGCCGACCGTAATGACCTGGCCTACGGGATGATCACCAAAGGGCTTAAGAACCTCGCCAAAGAGCTTGGCTGCGTCGTCGTGCTGCTGACCCAGCTCAACCGTGAACTGGAGAAGCGAGTGAATAAACGCCCGTTGCCGAGTGATTCCCGCGACACAGGACAGATTGAGCAGGACTGCGACTACTGGGTTGGTATCCACCGGGAAGGTGCTTTCGATGACAGCGTGCCGCCGGGAGAAACCGAGTTAATCCTGCGACTCAACCGCCACGGCAGTACCGGAACGGTTTATTGCAATCAGATCAACGGGGCAATTTACGACACAGACCAGCAGGCCGCCGCCGCAGAACGCCGAGGGCGTGAGCAGCAGCCGAAAAAGAAAGGGGGGTTCTGATGACCATAACAATTCGTGGGCAGATTCTTGCAGCCCTGCGTAATAACCCGGGCCTGAATAGTGCTCGCATTGCCAGCATGATCGGCATGACCACCAAAAAGATTTCCGGCCCGCTAAGCACATTGTTTGCAGACGGCCTGATCGAGTTCGAAGGTAAGCATGGCCAGCGGCTGTATCGTCTGACCAGCTACGGCATGAAATACGCACCGGAAACCATACCGGCCATGCCGAAGGGAAATTCGAAGCTGGTGCAGCGTACAGAGGCAAACGTGATCTGCCAGGAGTGCCGTAACAGTCCGGCGATGAGAAGGGTATTGATGGTTTGGGGGAGGGTAGGGGTATGACACGCATCCGTAACTTTGGCTGGAATCGCCTGAAGCTGGCCACCCTGTCATACGACGAACTCAATCAGCTTGAGGAGCAGGTGAAGCTCGAACACGCCTGCAAAGACGGCATCCACATGTACGACAAAGCAGGCCGTGACAAGCTCGATTCTCTGAGTTGGGCCGTATACAACAAGCAGAAGCAGGAGTCCGCCCAATGAGCAACATCGACAAACATGCCGTGCAAGCAGTTGCCGATTTGAAAGCTGGTTACAGACTCGGTCACGCTGATGTGGCAATACTGAACGAGCTGGCGCGTATAGCGCTGGCATCGCTCGAAGCGGAGGCTGTGTGCGTCATCGACCAGTCCAATCTTGATTATCTCAAATCTGGCTCCGATGCAGACGTATGGCCTGCGTCCAGAGCAGAGATGGGTGATGTGCTTCTGTATCGCTCCGCCACGCCAGCGCCGGTATCTGTGCCCGCTGCGATGGAAATGGATGATGACTTTGACAGCTCGTTTGAACACGGAAAAGCTGTCGGCTGGAACGCCTATCGCGCAGCCATGCTTCAGGGTGCCGATCGACCACAAAACGAACCGCAAAATATTCCGGAAAATATTCCAGCCACACAGTTTAAGCCGGTAGCAGACCTGTACGGCTTAACCTCACCAACTGGTGGCGAAACATCATTCACTTTCGACGCTGTTGAAGCTCGTGATTTCATTGATGGCGGTTGGTCATGCCAGGAGTACGTGGAGCTTGAACGCTTTCAGGAAGCGATAACCAACCATACCGAGGATAAGCTCGCTATGGTTGACCATTCCGGTGACTCCAACAATATGGTTGAACCTGTAACGACGGCTTGCAAGTTGCGCGATGCGGTGGATACCATTCGCAACTCCGGCCCAGCAATTGACGGTGAGAAAATCTTTGCAGAGCGTGATGCTCTCAACGCTCCAGACTGCTGGTGCCGAACCTGCCGACCAATAACCCTTACTGACATGCGCTTCGTTGTCTGCCCTGAATGCGGCAACAAACGCTGCCCGCACGCCAATGACCACCGGAATGCATGCACCGGAAGCAATGAGCCAGGGCAGGAAGGTAGCGCGTATCCAGCAGCACCGCAGCAGGAGGTGAAGTGATGACAGAACGACAGAAATTTATGGCAGAAATAGAGCGGATTTGTGGCGGGAAGAATGCCAGATACGTACTGCACGATTGGGAGTTGTATTTTAGGTTAGGGTACAGAGCCAATAATGCAGGAGAGGCATATCGCGAGGCTATTCAATGCGAGTGATGCCTAACCTATTCGACGCATAACAAACAGGCCTCTTCGGAGGCCTTTCTCTTCAGTTGATTTTGTTGAATCAACCGTCCATACTTTCTTTGCTGATGGCCTGAACACCCATTGGTGACTTCTGCGCATTTAAGGGGACTTAAATGCGACCACAATCTGAACTCCTCACCTTGTCACAGATGCTTATCGGCACCTGCGATTTTCTTCATTCTGCGTTACCTCTCGGAGGTGGCGTATGATTCTCCCAAAAGACGGCATCAAACTCCATCGCGGTAACTTCGCGGCCATCGGCCAGCAGATTCAGCCATTGCTGGATGCCGGGCAATGTTTCCGCCTTCAGGTCAAGCCGTGGCGCGAGAAGCGCAGCCTGTCTCAAAACGCACTCTTTCATCTTTGGATGGGAGAAATCAGCGAATACCTCATCAAATCCGGGCGCACCGACGCAACGCCGGAATGGGTTAAGCGCAACCTCAAAAAGACTTACCTCGGCTGCGAAGAGGTCACCTATACCGACTTCATCACCGGCACCAAAGAGACCACGTGGGAGCCCCGCCATACTTCCCGCCTCGATACTGGTGAGATGCATATCTTCATGTGCAAGGTCGAAGCCTGGTGCGCCCAGTTCGGCCTGGCGCTGACTATCCCGTCCGGCTGCGAGTTCCAGCAGCTGCGCGATAAGCAGGAGGCATGATGCATAGCTCCCTCGCTAAGGTCATTGAGCGCGCAATCTTCCGCATGCCAGCGCGCCGCCGCAAAGCTGCCCCTGCACCTTCCGAAATCCCAACCCTGAAGGGCTACACCGCCCGTCTCGTCGATCAGAAGTGGCTGCGTCTCGCAGCGAGGAGGCGCCATGCGTAAACCATCCCGCCGTAAGTGCAAAGTATGCGGCGAATACTTCGTGCCGAAATTCCACGACATCCGGATCCGCTGGTGCTGCCCGGAGCACGGAGCAATCCTCGCGATGGAAGAGCGCGAAAAGGAGAAGGTGAAAGCCGCGGCTAAACGGATCAAGGAGCAGAAAGAGGCAGAGAAGGCCGGGCGCAAGCGTCGTGCTGAACGTCGCAACGAGTTGAAGCCGATCCGTCACTGGGTGCAGATGACTCAGCGCGCCTTCAACGACTGGCGTCGCGAAATGCTGCTTGCTGCCGGCTATGGCTGCATCTCATGCGGCACTAAGAGCGCTTTTGTATGGCATGCCGGACATTACCGCACCACGGCCGCCGCACCACAGCTTCGCTTTAACCCGGACAATATCTGGCTCCAGTGCTCCGCCTGCAACGTCCACAAATCAGGGAACATCGAGGCGTACCGCGCCGCCCTGGTCGAACTGATCGGCGAAGAGCGCGTGCTGGCGCTGGAATCCAACAATGAAACCCACCGATACACCCGTGAAGAGCTGGACGGCATCCGCGCTAAAGCTCGGGCAGATCTTCGCGCGCTGAAACAGAGGGAGGCCGCATGATTTACGACCTCAAGCTTCCGCATTGGGCTTCACTGCTTAACTGCCCATTCTGTGGTGGTGAGGCAGAACTGGTCGCCGATGGCGATGGTGTTTATGCCGGATGCGCTACCAAGCAGTGCCTGATAAAGCCAATAACCGACACATATCCAACAAAACGAGATGCGATTCGTGCGTGGAATCGGAGGCCATCATGACCAGAGAGCAGATTGTCAGATACCAGGCCGAAAGCGTTAAGCGCGCCAGCATGCCGCCAGTAGCAAAGCACAGCCAGACCAAAACCAACCAGCCACATAAGGAAGCCGCGTAATGAGAAAGCTCACACCAATTTACACCATGGTTAACTTTGTCGATGACGCCCATTTCCGGCGTGTCTGGAAGCATCCCAAGAAGACCATCACAACCAAGCAACGAGCCTGGGTGCAGTACATGATGTCAGTGTGGGGCAGAATTAATCGCGGCGATGACTCACCAGCTGGCGCTGTTAACGTTATTGGCCGCCTGATGATCCGGACTCAATGGAATCCTGATATGGGTGGACACATCCAGAGAATGGTCAACTGGCTTTATAGCGACGAGGGTGGGGCGCTGAGAGGTGAGGAACTCTATAAGAAAGCTCGCGAACTGGTCATCCCTCAATCCTCTACCAGCAACATCATCGCTCTCGCCAAAGAATCAGATGATGCAGCGTTCGTTGAAAAGGTGATGGTCAAGTTATTCCACCGTGAAAGCCCAGTCCGCGATTACGCCATTAAACGATACTGCGAACGCAACTGCACGCAAGATATAGCCAGGAAGATGCACCTGATCACCGGATTAGATATCCAGGCTTGCCGCCGCCGGGTTGTCTGGTGTGAAAAAGTATTCGAAGCAGAATTTTTCTATGCAATGAAGCGCGAAATGGAGAATGAGATTTCTATAATTGCTGCTTAAATGAAAAATATTTCTCAAATAACTTGATTTGGCGAAATAGAAGTGTATATTTTCAGGTATGCTCGGACGTCAAAGGCGAAAGAGCGGAGTGGTGAGATAACAGAGGCGGTGCTCACCATTGATACCGCCTAGTTGGTAACTTCGACGGTTCGTCTGGAACTCCAACCATCGCAGGCTGAGAGGTCTGCTGACACTACGGAAAGACGTGTAGGCTAGCTGAGATAAGCCGTTATGAGGACTTGGGATGCGTCAAGTCGGAGGCTCAGCCATAGAACCGCATATAGACATCAAGCCACTGGTTAACGCCGGTGGCTTTTTATTTGCCTGTAGCTCAGAGGAAAGAGCAACCGCCTTCTAAGCGGTTGGTCGCTGGTTCGAATCCAGCCAGGCGAGCCATCAGCAAAACAAGTCGTCATCGCGGCGGCTTTATCTTGCATCAGGTGCATAACTGAATTCGCGAATACGTTATGCCGTCCGCTCCACGAAACGGAGTGCACAACAGGAAAGAGCATTGGCGTGAAGGGCTCATAACCCAACCCACGCAGCAGCATGGAGCGCCAACGAAATGCTCAGTGCTCTGTCCGTTGTGGTGTAACTCAATTCCCGCTTGCGGGTTGAATGGGTAGAGTAACGCATCAACTGGCATAGCCAGCAGGGCAGGCATGATGCTAATGCTGAACCTGAGTATCGGTTCGAGTCCGATCGCCACACACAGAACCCACTACCTGGGACCTTTCGGCCAGAGAGCCGACATTGCCTTACCCTCGCATTGCCAGCCTGTCGCTGGCTTTTTTATTTTCAGGCTCCGGGAACCATCATCGACACGCCTACTTGTTAAATCGTCCCGAGGGCCTGAACCAACTACACACGGAATAAATATGTCTGAGACCTTCACTATCGTAGGCGTTGGTCTTACATCGTCATCAGTCGGTGT